GACCGCATCGTCGTACCATACACGGCAGGTTCGGCGAGCTTGCTTTCGTAATCCGCCAAGTGCGAAGTCAGCGAAGCGACCTCATCAGTCAGAACGGACTCGACGGACGCTCTCATCGCATCGCCTGCGACGTTCGGCTTCGCTAGTTCGGTTGCGTAATCCGACAAGTGCGTCGCCAGCGTCAACGTCTGATCTGTCAAAATCGTCTCGACATCGGTTCGCGTCGTGGTACCGTGTGCTTCCGGTTTAGCCAACTCAATAGCATAGTCAGCCAGGTGAGTCGCCAAGGAAGCCGCCTCGGAAGTCAGCGTTGCCTCGACAGCAGCTCGCATCGTTGCTCCAGCGACCGCCGGCTTCGCCAACTCAGTAACGTAAGACAGTAAATGCGTCGCCAAGGAAGAGACTTCCCCTGCCAGCAAAGCAGTGACATCTGTACGCATCGTGTCGCCAGCGGTCTTCGGCTCCGCCATCTTGTTCGCGTAGGACGCCAAATGCGTTACCAGTGATGCCGCTTCATTGGTCAATGCCGTCTCTACGTCGGTTCGTTCCGTCGCACCGTGGGCTGCTGGCTTGGCTAACTCGACCGTGTAGGTGGCCAGATGAGTTACTAACGACGCCGCCTCGCTGGTCAGTTTGGATTCAATCTCAGCGCGGGCTTCTGCCTCTTCAAGTTCCAGATTCGTGAGTTTGGTACTCTGATCCGAAATGAACGACGCCAACTGGGTCGTCGAGTTTCCAAGCAACGCCGTCATCGTCGCTAGATGGGCCGCGTAGTTGGTGTCCAGTTCGGCGAGTTCGGTGTAGAAGTCGGCAAGGAATGTGGTCAGGTAGCCGGACTGATCCGTCAACAGCGTCTCGATTGTCCCGATCGCGGTTGTTGTGTCCGTGTCCAGATCAGCAAGTCGCGTATCCATCGCCGCCAAGACGACTTCTGCAGATGCCGCGTCGGCTACGATCTGCGTCTGATTGGCCTCGATCAACTGATCCACTTCGGCCATGTATGTGTCGAGGTTGCCAAGGAACAACGACACATGGGCGTTCTGCTCGGCGACTTCGTTGTCAAAGTGTACTTGGCTACTGTCGATCATGGCGCCCCAGGCGTTCACCACGTCGTTATAGCGGATCGTGTTGAAGTAGGTGGCATCATTCCATGCGTTACACCATTCTGTCAACAATCCCTGGAGGATGATCCAGTTCTGCAGGGATTGGCGGAACATCGAATAATACGGAACCTTGGGCGTCTTCGTGGTGTCGTAGCTAATCGCCGTGATCTGCCACCCCTGCGCAACAAGCCAGCCCACTGCGTCGCTCGGAACATCCGTGATCGTCTGCGCCGTCCACCAACTTGTCGAATATATGGCATTTGGGTCTTTGAGTACCTGTAAGAGTTGGCCCTGCCCATCGTCTTGTGCGGGAACTACTGTTGTTGTCATCTCCATCCTCCCGATAGCATGGCGGTCAGAGCGATGTGCTCGTAGGCCCAAGTTCCCTCAGATCGCAGCCACAGGCAGCACCACATCGTCCGCGTCCGTGGGTAAGCCGTATGATTTCTTCCGGCGACAAATGTTCCGGACGCCTTCACGTAGTCCTCGTAAGTTCGCGTGCCGGCCAAATCGGATGTAATCGCCGTTTTTCCGTTGGCCGCCGCCTCTTCTGCCGTGTCTCCGGTGACAATCCGCCACGTAACATCGGCGCTGCCAGTGGCGATTGTGCCGTGCAGGTTCGCCACTCGTCCGTAGGCATTGGCGGTTCCCAGCCAAAACGGCCCCAGCAGGACGTGGGAATCGGTGGACGCAACGGTGTAGGGCCAGAATCCGTCGCGTGCCGTGTCGTAGAACCAGTCCTGCCCGGTGGTGGTGATGTAGACGCCCCGGTCGGGATGGTAGTAATCGAGAACGCAGGTTGCGTCAGAGACGCCAATCAAGTCTTCCGGCAACCGGTCCTCAGACACGGCCTTCAGTCCAGACCCATCGGCACCCACGGAGTACAGCCCCCGCGACGACATGAAATACACCGTGTCGTGAGCCACACACCACGCCGACGCACCGATGATGCCAACCTGATCCGAGACACGCCGCAAGGCCCCCGTCGCCGGGTCGCCAGCCAAGACCCATACCGTGCTGGCAGAGAATCCAAGCAGGAACGAGTCTTTGTGCGGGACGAGGGCAACTACGGTCGGCCCCTGTTCGTCGGCCGGTGCCAACTGAAAGATGATCGGCCGCTGGTTGTCCGACACATCGGAACTCATCGTTGTGTCGGAAGCGTTGCCTTGCCGGCTGGCCGTAATGACACGGCCGCTGAACGTCATGGCCCGGTCCCGGTAGACCGGGCTGGACTTCGCCACGGCGGCCCGACCGGTGAAAGAGCCGCCACGTAGACGCATCGTTAGGGAATCCTCCAGCCTTACGTTCATGGCCCACGGAGTCGGAAACGGCGACTGTGATGACGCACCGGTCGCGTAATTGCCGAACCGTCGGACAACGCCTTGCGCCGGAAACTGGATGTCAAGCGTTTTACGGGGCATGTAATTCTCCGCCATCCAGTTTATGAACTTCCCACCATTCTTCGTCGTAGTCGTACTTGTATTTTCGCAGTTTATTCCCCATCTTCTTTGCCATGTCAAACGCCTGCTGTAGCAAAGGTATCAAGGGATCGTTTGGATTGCGAGCTACGAGTTCTCGGTAGATACGTCGATGGATTTCGCAAATCGTTTGCTTGCTGTGCGGGTTCTCTTTGATGTTGGCCATGTCTATTTACGCGGCAGTCTTGAAGTGATGTTCTTGCTTTTTCTGCTTCTTCAAATCGTCGTCGTCCCAGTCAGGGATCGGCCAGAACCGCTCCAGCAGCCACGACAACGGATACTTCTGCTGCTCCCATCTGTTGTTAAGCCAGAGGCTTCTGGAATGCGCCCTTGCTGCCTCTTGCTCCTGCCCGCTCAGCGGATATGGGAACGTCGATTCCCCGTTGGCGGAAAAGTTGCCGGTTCGGAACAAGTGGGCGCACCAAGTGTTCGTGTTCGTGACCATCTTGCCGCCCGACAGCCACGCCTTGCAGGCCAGTTCCGTGCCGTATTGGCCCCAAGAGCCGTGTCCCTCATCCATCCCACCAAGGGCAAGGAACCGCTCGCGTTCCATCAGGAAAACACACCCGACGCAACTCATCGTCTCGATCACTTTGTTACGACGGACACGCTGCCTCACGTCCCTGCGACGTGCGTGTTCGTTCCAATACTGGAAGTGAAGTGTGTTGTCGAACCTCCACGATACAGTCGGCCCAACGGACCATCTCGGTTCCCAGATCAGCTTTTTGTAGAAGTCGTCTTGTCCGCACTCAGCGCACACCTTTGGCTTGCTCCCCTGGTACACCGAACCGCCGCAGTTGTTGCAGGCCCAATCGAACGCATGAAGACGGTACATCTTCGGGATCATGGTCCAGTCGGGCCGCATCGCCTGGATCATTTTCACGTCAAACCCATCGTCCATCCGGCAATGGGCGTCCAACTTCATGATGTACTTGGCGCGACTCATCTGAGCGCCGAGATTTGTTGCCGCCCGTTGGCCGATGGCGGTTGTCGTCTTGACGACCTTGACGCGCGGATGATCTTGGATTCCGCGATTCGGCGGCCAAACTTCATCCAAAATGCAAATCACTTCCGTATCGGCCTGAATTCGAGACAGCACGTCCTCCACGGTCTGCGCGTGCCATTCCTCATTTCTTCCTGGAATCACGACGGTTAAGTCGCGTGCGAAGCTGCCTGACATTCACGTTCCCTTTGCTTGTTCCAGTGGTAGTTTTTCGGGCTCTTTCGGCTCAACGTGTGAAACAGCCCGAACTTGTCTTGGTCAACGTCTCCGCACCAACGGCCCTGCGGAAACACGTACAGCGTCGGCCCCTCGACCGACCTGATTCTTTTTTGCTCGCTGTACGCTTTCCACGTCCTGAAGAATCCGCTGTCTTCTCCTTGCGGATACGGCTGGCCGATCAGGTCTTCGCGATACCCACCGAGTTGCCAGAACAACTTCCGTTTCATCGCGAAGCTGTTCTGATGCGACTCGATCCGATCCTTCCGTTCGAGCAGGCCCCAGGATTCGAGCGTGGCA